GAGCGGCCGCCAATCCGTACTCACAATCTCGTCAGGCATTTTCGGGATCTCCGGCAGGTCAGGACCACGCAGCGCGCCCATGATGATCGCCCGCCGATTCCACACCATCACCATCACACGCCTACCGGCTGGCGGCATGACCAGCGCGTCCACAGCCCCGGCCAACGGCTCCGTCATGCCGTCCAGGCGTACTTGCAGCGGGTTAGTGGCTGTGACTGTCGCCCACTGGAAGCTTGGCGTGAGGTCCACACGCGCACTCAGGCGCGCGATCGTCGATACCAAATAATCCAAGCCGATCACAGGTCAACCACCTCCCGTATTGTGGTCTTCGCCAGCGCTGTTGGCTCCAAGCTCATGCCCCATTTCTGGACGACTGCCCGCGCTCTCACGCCCTGGGACGCAAATTCAACCGCGCTGTTTGGTTCTATTGGGACTGGCAAATGCTGAAACTCGATCGACGCTGACGGCGTGGAACGGTCGATGAGGCGGCGGTTCGCCAAATCATCCAAGACCTGCTGCGTGGCAGCTTCCACCCCGGTTTCCACGTAGGTGACCCACCGGCCCCTGCGAGCGTAGCTGAACGGGCTGTCGGGGTTGGTGTTCGTGGCTGTAGCTGTGCGCGCGGGCTTGTCGCCCTCAGCCTGACCCACCATCACCACACGATTAGGCACCCCGGTCAAATCCTGATCCCTGCTCCACGACGGCAGGTGAATACTCGCGCTGCCCTCACTGAACGTCCACGCGACGGGCCTCTGTGCGGGTTTCACGTACGGCTCCACCCTGTACACGCCCTCACCATCAACCCACAAGCTCCAGTAATTAATCGAATCGAGCAGGTCATTGATGATCGTCAGGACTGGTGTTCCGGCGTCCCACACCATCATGCCCGTCGTCCGCTCCACACTATGCGTAATGGTCACCCTGTCCTCACCCGAAGCAGTGATGAGCTGCTGCACAGCGTCGGTCACCAGCGACCCAGCACGCAGACTGTATGGCCTGTCTACGCAGTCCTCGTCCAGCACGGTCAGCTTGGACAATAAATCGACGTTCCACGACCTGCCGCTACCCGACACGCTCACCGTGGGAGCGGACAGGAGCCACACGCCCAGCGGCAATGTCTCACCGGTAGCCAGCTGGTAGGACAGGTGCACCCGGTCACTCAGCCAGTCTATTTTCTGCCCCGTATCCCTCAATTGGAGCTGCCCTGACCCGCGTAGCCTCGTCGTACTCGTAAACTCGACATTGCCACCCGTCACGCCGTCCAGCGTGCCGACCAGCCGGTCACGCCGCGTCAAAAGTTCAGCGTGAATGCTGGCTTGCCGGTGAGTGGTCCACGCGCCCATCATTGTTCGACCTCCACCAGCTCACACGAGATGTCCCAGCACACGCTACCCGTCCCGCGCTTCAAAGTCGGTGACCCCATTGCCGCGTAGATGCGCACCCCGTCCGGATTCCTGTAGCACACAGGGCCAGCGGTAAGAGCCACCCTGTCCACGTCACGAGGCGTGCAGTTCGTGTCATCATCGGGGATCAGGCGCGCCGCCAATTGCCACGAACGGTCCACGCCCGTCCCGTCCACCATCACACGCATCGTCCTACCCGCGAACCTATACGTCTCCCGGCCCGGCAGGGAGGGCGTGAAGCTGACTTCCGGGTTGTAGGGAAGGCGGATCGCGTCAGCGTAGCCCGCTCCCGCGCCGATCCACATCGCGCCACTATCAGCCTCAGCGTCCACAATCACAGTACTGGAGGAGGGCAGCGCGCTCGTCGCAGTCACACGGTACCTGGTCGTACCGGTGCTCAGGCACTCACTATCAGTCACAGTGGCCTGCACCGGCAGGCCGTCCGCAACCAGCTCCCACGTGCTCCCGCCATCCACCGAGCGTTCCACCGTGTTGCTCACCGTCTCAGGTGCCCCTGATGGGTTCATGATCTGCACACTCATCATCCCCGACGCCTCATCCCACGACGTGGACACGACAGGCTTGGGCGGCTGAGCGTACTTCACCTGCACAGTCACAGCCGCAGTGTCAGACCACAAGCCTGATTCCGATCGCACCTGCACCGTGATCCGGTACTCGTGCTCGTCCTGCACGGTGCGACGCACAGCGTAGCGAGACACAGAACCCTGCACCACGCCAGAATCCAGCACGCTCCCGCCAGCCGTGTCAGTCACGGTGATGCGCGCACCAGCCTGCCCGGAGCCCTGCTTCTGCAGATATCCCCACTCCACAGCCAGGCGCGACCGGTCAAAAACCCCAGCCTCCGGCGCGGTGACACTCACAGCAGGACGATTCTCCACCGTGAACCCGCTGACCGCGCTCCACGGGGACGCGCCGTCTACCACACCGGGCTTGTAGGAGCCCCACGTGCGGACCTGCCAGTCCACACGGCCAGCACCAGACAACGCCAGCCTGTACTGCTGGGCACTGCTCTTGGCTATGCTCGTGGTATTCCACGACCCCCCGGCCTGCCTATACCTGATCTGGTAGTAGGACTGCGTGGACGCGTCGGCAGGGTTATGACGCCACGACAGTCGCGCCGTCAGGTCTTCCAGCGCGATAGTCACACCCGACGGGGACAAATCCTGCGGTGCGTACGGCCTCGCCAAGATAGACACAGTATTGGACGCTGCTGACCGCTCACTCTCAAGCTTCAAACCCGCGCTCACCGTGTTGCGCGCATTATTCGCGGTCCACGCGCTCACCGTGTACACGTGCGCGCCAGTCGCAGACGGGTTCACGTGCGTCCACTCACGCACATCACCCGACGCGTCACCCACCTTGACGCCGTTATCGTAGACAGTGAAACCCGTGAAATAGCCCGCATAATCCGGCACGCTCCACGACACCGTAATATCGCTGCCGGTCTTCACCGCCCGCACACCCGACGGTGGCAACGGGCGAGTGTTCACCGGGCCAGCCCACACGATAGGAGACCAGCCCGCATCGTTATACGCCTGCACATCGTACTCAGTGTGCTCGCCAACAGGAGCGTTCACGTCATCCCACGTTTTCACGTGCCACGGGACGCGCGCCACGTACTCCCAGCGTTTCTCACTGAGCTTCCACCGGCGGATAGACACGCCAGACCACGGCTGCAGCCCGGACGCGCTGTCATAATCACCAGCCCACGACACGCGCGTGAGCCCGTCACGCTGCCACGCAGCCAACGGGTCCCGAGGCGGGCGCGGCGGCGCATACCCGCGAGCGCCAATCACATGCGACCGTGACACCGATGGCGTGCCACCATTCCACACCGGGCCCGTAGACGCGCTGAACGTCACAGTCTGCTGGCGCGTACTCGTCGGGATCGTCACCTCACGGCGTGCGATCTCCTTACTCGTCCACCCATCAACAGGTGACGAAAACGAATACCCCTGCGACCCGGTGATCCTGCCGCCCATGCGAAGCGTGTCAGTGAAATTGTGCCCGTAGCCAGCCGCCCTGATGTAATACACCACTACCAGGCGCACCGACTGAGTATCAGGACGCACCCTGCCCGGATACGCCAACACGTCAATACCCAGCTGCAAATACCCGGACGTGCCACCCCACGTGATAGCCATGACTACACTCCAATCGCATCACGAATCGCAGGACGTAAACCGCGATCGAAAAAGTCGCTTATATCCGCAAACTGCCTCAAATCGTCAGCACGCATCTCCACCCACGTGTTGTACGTGTCACCGTGGCCGCGCTGCAAAGCCTGCTCCTGCTCAAACGTCCGAATCGTCTCAGGCCGCCCCGTGCCATTCATCGCCACAGTCAGTCCCGGCATCAGCAGGCCGCCACTGTCATACGTGTGTAGCCCGTTTTCAGCCAGTGACATCGCTCGACTAGACATTCGCCGATTACCACGACCGCCACCGTATACGCCAGCAGAAGGAGAACCCCAAATGCCCGTATATCTGGCGTTCAAACCGGGGCGGGGCTCCTCGACCATCATCCCCCGGCCAGCAGCGATAGCCACATGCCAGGCAGGATTACCCCAGAAAAGCAGTGTCCCAGGCGTGTCTCGATTCCCGGGCTTCGACGCCGACTGGTATCCGGCAGCCGTCAGACGCGGCCACCCTAATCCCATCTGCTGAGCAGCCCAATACACGAGGCCGGAGCAGTCCAAGCCCGCGCTTGTCGACCCGCCCCACACGTACGGAATCCCACGAGCAACAGCCCGCATACTCACCAGACCGGCTGCACCGGGAGGCGTGATCTGGTCAGACTGCCGCTTGAAGAAATTCGGGATAGCTCCCAGCAGGCTATTAATAGCTCCAGTGCCCATTTTCGCGAAAAGACTGTTCCCAGCCCCCGCCAGCATGTCGCGCACCGGTTTTGTGATGAGCTCAGCGACCGACCCGAGCGGGTCACTCAGAAAATCCATCACCCCGGATGCCTTGTCTTTGAACCATCCGACGATGCCGCCACCAGCGAAGCGTGTTGCGCCGGGCGGGCGGCCAGACGCAGCATAATTCGCCGCCAAAATACGGGCAGGACCAATAGCCCGCACCAGCTCAGGCACGAGCACGGCCTCACCCTTGGACAGCATCGCGGGAACAGTGTCCCTGCCTGGAGCGTACCCGGGGACGATGCCGCCACCAGCGAACCCAAGCTTGATAGCAGGCAACCGCAGACCGGCAGGGAGGGACAGTTTGTCGGCGACACTGTTGACCAAGGCGCGCAGCCCATTGTTATACACAGTGTCAACCACGAACCTTACGGGCTTCGCCGCAATGTCCTTGAGCCCGTCCCACACGCGCTTGATACCACTTTTCATGGTCTCGAAAGCGTTCTGCGCACCGGTCTTTAGCCCATTGAAAGCGGCCATGACCTTGTCTTTTATCCAGTTCGCAGCAGCTATAGCCGCGTTCTTGATCCCGTCCCACAGGCCTGTGAAAAACGAGAGGAACCCGTTCCACAGGGCGCGGCCACCAGCAAGGAAAGCATTCCAGTTATTGCTGATCGTGCTGGAGATCCAGCTCCACACTGCAATGGCAGTATTTTTAATCCCGTCCCATAGGCCAATGAAAAACCCTGCCAACGCGTTCCAGATCGCCTGACCAGCAGCAATAAACGTGTTCCAGTTATTCGTGATTGTGCTGGTGATCCAGTCCCACGCGGCAGAGAAAACCGCTTTCACGCCCTCCCACAAGCCAGTGAAAAACCCTGCGAGCGCGTTCCAGATGGTCATAGCCGTGGTGAAAATGAACGTAAAATAGCCGACCACGAGCGTCTTGATGAACTCCCACACGGCAGAAAACACGGCTGACACGCCGCTCCACAACGCCTGCCAGGCGGGGCCAATCCACTCGATAAAACTCCGGAAGGCCTGCGTGATAGCCGCCCACGCCTGTTTGCCTGCCTCGGTCTGCGTGAAAAACCACACCAAAGCGCCAATCAAAGCCGTAATAGCTGTAATCACCAAGCCGATCGGGTTGGCCTTCATTGCGAGGTTCAGGGCGCGTTGAGCGATGGCCGCGCCCTTTGTCGCGACAGTAGACGCGACCATCGCGCCCTTCTGAGCAGCCAAAACCGCGATATCCTTGACTTTCGTCGCAGTCGCAACAGCCATTTTCCTAGCAAGATCAGCAAAAGCTAGGGCGTGCTGCTTGACCCAGCTGCCCGCGTACATGGAGTTCAGGATCACCGTCTGAGCTGTGTCTTTGACTTTTGCGAGGCGCGCCAGCATGACGGCTTTTTGCAGCTTGTAGAATTCTCCGATCGCACGACCCAGCTTCAGGCCGCCGATCGCACCAGCCAGAGTGCCAGCCACGCCAGCGAGAATACTCATCGCCGTCTTATTCCGCATGACCGCGCCAGACAAGCTCATGATCTTGCCCAGGACACGACCCACGACCGGGACGAGCGTTTGGAGTACGTTCCACGCTTCACTGATCACTGGCTTGAGGACGGCGAAACCGCCCTGCGCCAGATCCACCACGCCATCTTTCAGAGCTGTGACCCACGACCAGTCCACATTAGACGAACCGTCAATAATCCCAGTGATCAGGCTCGTAATCCTGCTAGCAGTATCACCGACGACCGTGCCGAACTGCTCAAACAAGGGCCCAGCCTGCGTGGCCACCGCGTCAACTGCTGGGATCAGCTTATTGAAAGAATCACGCAGCGCGTTTAAGACTGGGGTGGCCGCACCCTCACCCAACCTGCCCAACGCGGCTTTGATGTTCGACCACGCGCCCTTGAAAGTGTCACCGGCCTTCAGGGCGGCACCGCCGATCCCCTCCTGCATTGCAGCATTAAATGTGCCGAAATCGATCTGGCCTTTGCTGACCATTGTGGAGATTTCTTCACTGGTCTTGCCCAGGTGTTTTCCGAGCATGGCGAGGACTGGCACGCCAGATGACGTGAGCTGTAGGAGGTCGTCGCCCTGGAGTTTTCCGCGCGCAGCGACCGACCCGAAAATCGCGCCCACGTCAGTGAGCGACCGGC